CAGCCCACGGCGGGGTGAGTAAACTTCCTTACTCTCACCTAGTTTACCTACCTGTAATTTTGAAGGTGAGTTACGAACGACAGGCTTATTAAAAAACTTTTGGCGATCTTTAGACAACGCTTGATATTTAAAATCAGAAGCCCTCTCGTCGCGCTTAGCGGTTTCTCGCTGAGCATTGTCCATAGCGTAAAAGTTTTTATCCCCCACCTTATTTCGGAGACGGGCATAATCGTATGACTCTTGTGCGTATGGGCTTTGGTTCATGGTGGGCTTCAACCCATCACCACGCCCGATCTTGGGCACATTCAAAGATCTGTCACTATTCAAAGCACCCCGAGTAGATGTAACACCTGTGCCCTGTGTCCCTAGTCCAAGCTTCGGTGAATCACTTCCCGGCAAGCGGGGCAACTTTTGTTCCTCGGCAGCAAGATCTTCAGACGTGGGCATTTGGAAGAGTTTCATATATTCCTTAGGAATACCTATTTTTGCGAGGATCTTTCTCCTTTGTTCAGCTTTCTGTTTCTCCGACATCTGCGACATACTTTAGATTTTATCTCTTTACGGCTACAATGTCAATCGAGTAGCGTAGTCTCGGAATTGTTTAGAGCTCCTTGTAAAGATTTAATTGTAGTTCTTTTTGGAACAAACCCATTCTCTGATTTTTCTGGGGGATCCACGGCCACTAAACCCAACCGCTGACGAGCACAATCCAAGGCTAGAAACGCGGCATCTGCAAGGTCAGGGCTCCTACCGAACCTTGCTTTGAACTCTGGTTTAGATTCGATCTTCATACGGAGAGTCCCGCTTTTAACCATATCATAATTCCTAGCAGTCATTTCTTGAGCCAGCTCAGAATCAATCCCAAATATTTGCTTTGTCCGCATCAGTTCTTTCCCCACGAACCACAACTCTGACACACGGTTGACATACAATTCTGTCCCTATTTTAGAACTGTTCGCACTAACGCGTTTATCACTAGCTTTTCCACCAAAAGAAATACGCATAAATTTGTTTGACCACTCGCCTGCCAGCACATCACAGAATGGAGCACCCGCACCTGTGGCATCGACACTTAAATTCTCAGGCAACACGCCGTGCTTTTTACATTCTTTCTGGACCTGCTCAACGATTTGGTAGGTTCGTGGAACAGCCTTGTTTGTGGCATCGTCATTTAAATGAATTATTTTTCCGAACTCTATAACATACTGACCAGTAGTGTCATACCCACATCTCGCTAACGCCAAGCACGTGCGATCACCCCCATTGGTGAAGCTGGGGTCGAGGCCCGCTAACATTACCGGATTTCCTTGCCAGTTTACTTTTCCCAAAGAACCAGAAGACGTGAGTTCGTTCTCCGAATAAATGCCCGTGGTCTCATCACTGTCAAAGAACACCGCTCGGACCATTCGCATATACCCCCTACTCTCAACACCCAACAATGCTTTGTCTTCGTCAAGTTTTTCTTGGGTCGGGAGCCATGGATAGATCACTTCTCCAGCTAAAATATTGGGAGACCGTTCACCATCTAAGCGGATATATTTTCCATTCCATTTCGTTTCCCACTCATCTTCGGTATTAGCGTCAATAGAATCCCAACCATTTTTAGGTGTAGCCCATTCGCCAAAAGCATCAAATCGGCTGTTTGGGTTACTCATCCCAACCATTTGAAAATACGGGTTTTTTGATAAGTTACTGAGACCCGCGTTTAAGATGGCTGATGAGAGCTCCGAGAGCTCGTCCGCTAAAAGTAGCACCCTGCGTTGTTTTATCCCAATGAATTTTCCGATTGCTTCTTTTGTCTTAGACTTCTCCGCAGCGATCAAAGATAACCCTGCTCGTTCGATCAGTGTTCCCTTCTCATTGATGTAGGAGGCATTGCCTATTGAATCCCGAATCTTGATTGGTGCTCCGTCAATCACGGATAGCAAAGACATGACTGAACCCCAAATCCTCTTTCGTGCCTCCCGCAACGTGGTTGATGTCATGAGAACCAGTGTGTCAGCAGGCTGACTCAACCAATTAATTATCCCCCACGCAGCCATTGTATGGGATTTACCAGAGGACGCGGATCCACCTACAGCCAGATATCTATTTTCTATGGCTTCACGAATCATATACGTGGCCCATGGATGGCGAATCATTAAAGGCTCCGGCAAATCTTCGTGGTTCCACAGTTCATCACAACACCTCCAGAAATAATATTCTTTAGCTGCAGCAGATTCATGGTTTGCAAAACCAAACAGTAAGGCAGTTATAGTATTAGTCGGAGGAATTTGAAAACCCCCCACGTCCATCTTCTTTGTTTTAGGATCCACTCTAGGCTCCAGTAACTGCTTGCGCCTTTGATCGTTTAAAGCCATAATTCTTGGACACAATAGGATGAGTTTCAATTCAAATCAAGACATACAGGAGCGAGCTGTAGAACTCTACAATTTAGATTGGAAGAATACTGCCATCGCTAAAGAACTTGATGTCCACCCCGCGACTGTTCGCAGGTGGTTTAAAAAACGTGGCATACCTGCAAGGAAACAAGGTTTAGTTGCACCCGAAAAGGTTGAGGAATCAGGAGACAAGTTAGCGAAAGACATTGATAACAACCTCAACAACATGACAGATGAGGCAATCTTGCGAGCTAAACATGATGCTCGCGTAGAAGAAGATGAATCAATGTTAGAGATTGCTGAATCTCAAAGTAGTCCGGCTGAAAAATATCAGCATTATATTGCGGCGGCGGGGATTAAATTACTACGCGATAGTATGAAAAATCTTAAAGGTCCAAAGTCCGTAAGAGAGTTATCCGAATTAGATCAATTAATTAGAAGAAATTTAGGGCTTAATTCTAAGACAGGTGGTGGCGGTAGTAGGATGCAAATTGATATTTCCATCCTCAACAACAAGAAAGCAGACAGAGGTTCTGGAACTATCATAGATGTTGAACCAAATGATCAATGATTTTAACAACTACTCTGGTGAGTATGATCCTAAAAAAGATCCTTACCGTGATCGATTAAAAAGTAAAACGGATTTTGAATTCTCAAGCGAGCCAATTACCAATGACTGTTTCGCAGAAGTAATATTCTTCAGCATGTTTGAAAGTGCTCTAGTTGGTGTAATTGAACACGCTAACGGGGATCCGGCTGCTTGTTATTCTCAATCTGTGGTGCTTGAAATTTTAAAGGAAGAGCAAGGTTTATCTGAAGAAGGTGCCCGAATGGCTATTAATCAACTTATCGAAACAGATCTGGGGCCTTCGTCCCCTTGTTTTCTAGACACGTCTATCATAGAGAAATGAATTTATTTAAAGACAGGCTCTTAATTAAGAATCCTAAAGTAATAATTAGGAAAGAAGATGCAGTAAAAAATGACTTTTACTTTGAAGTCAAAAAATTGCAGGGTCTTTTTTACCGTGTTAACCCTATCAATGGTAAGGAAGTATTTTTCTTACAAGCACTCCCAAAAAATGTATTCGTGTATGTTCCGGAAGAGGGCCATGGTTTAATTATTACATTAAATTTATTTTGATTGTTGGTGTTGATAACGGATTAGATGGGGGCTTGTGTGCTATATCAGATCATGACGGATCTGTAATAGACAAAATAGCGATGCCCACATTATGGGTGGCTAAAAAAAGAGAAGTAGACACGGCTCAAATAAAGAAGTGGCTGAACTTTTTAAACACACCATTTCTCCTAGCTGTGGAAGAACCATTGGCTCACGCTAAAAGTTCACAAGCCGTGAGATCCATGGCTTTAAGTTTTGGCAAAATTCTGGGGATGGCTGAAACGTCTACCTTCGACATTTCACGAGTAAGTGTCCACAAGTGGCAAAAAACTATTTTGGGGTTTGTTCCAAAGGGTATGACTAAACAAGCCGCCTTATACAAAGCTCAACAAATAGCTCCGGAAGAAAACTGGTTAAAGAATAAGAGGTGCCGTAAACCACATGACGGAATGATCGACGCCTTTCTAATCGCTAGATATATTTGGGAGGGAAAAAGATTGAAGAAAGTTCTTGAGTAACTTTTTAGGTCTGACATGGTCTGCCCATGCAACAACCTAACCACTCTGATCGGGGGCACGCCGAGTTTTCTCCTTCTTCTTTAAAATATTGTGCCGGATGCGCCGGATATACTGGCCGTAGCGGCACTAATGCCGCAGCCGAAATGGGCACTCGTATTCACGAGGCCATTGAAATCTTAGATCCATCCAACTTACAGTCGGATGAAGAGGTCAGCATATACAAAGAGATAGTTTCAGATCAAGAGGAATACCTCAAGAACTACAGAGAGAATAGGCGCGTCACAGCAGAACAGGCCGAGATTCAATTGGACGTAGCTTTGAATGGCACGTCTACCTACGGGACTTGCGATTACTTAATTGTCTTTGACAATGTTGATGCTTGCCTAATCGATTACAAGACAGGCATAAGTCTTATTGATTCTCCAGAAAATAATTACCAAGCTAAGGCATATACAATCGGAGTATTCCAGAAGTATCCGGAACTTACTACAGTAGACTTTGTGTTTTTTATACCACAAAGGAATGAGATTTTAACACACGTATTTTACCGAGAAGATCTGGAGGATTTAATTGAGGAGCTGTCTAAAGTAATTCTAAAAGCTGAAAAGGTTCGACCTAAATGGGAATCCGGAACCCCGAATCTTGAAGAACTCTCCCCCAATGTTAATTGTAGATTCTGCAAATACGAAGATGTTTGCCCTGCTTTGGGCGGCATTGTAGTTGAGGTAGCTAAAAAGCTAGACCCTACTCTTCCTGATGTAGATTTAGATTCCGTTGAAGATCCAGCAGTAATTGAACAGCTTTGGTTGATTCAAAAAATGGTTACTAACTGGGCAGATAGATTTAAAAAGCGTGCCGTATCCCTAGCTCAAGACGGCGTTGAATTTCCTACACTACAGCTTAAAACAATGGCTGGCCGAAAAAGTGTGACCGATCACAAAAAGTTCTTTGAAGTCGCAAAAGAGTATGGCATGACTATCGAGGAAATAATGGAGCAAGTATCAATCCCACTAGCTAAGGTTAGTAATTGTGTTGGAGCAAAAGCCGACAAGGGGTTGAAACGCAAAGCAAGCATGCAATTTACTGAGGCTTGTGATGCAGCAGGCATCATTACAAAATCACCCCCGCGTCACACATTGTCGTAGGGATTAAACAGAAACAAGAAAAACAGAAACAAGAAACATGAGTAAGTTAATTAAAGAAGATAACGCACTGGCTGTGGTAAATCCATTTAGTGCTAACATCGATTCCTCAGATATTGATATCCCGAGGATTAACATCGTCCAAAAAACTTCAGACATTTTTGGGCCTGACGGGGAACCCGCACCATATGGTTCCGTTGTAATTGATAAGACCTACATCATTGGTGCTCCAGAAGAAGATATTAGAGTCATCCCCCTGATTGCTTCTAAAGCATGGCGTGAGGATATTAAATTTGACTCAGATGAAGTTCCACGCATTGCATGGAATGAAGAAGAGAGAAAAGATTTAGCCAGTGATTCTTCATATGATCTTTTAGAATTTGCCGAAATTACACTGCTGTTTAAAGGAGATCCAAAAGGAGATGAACCAGAAAAATATCCACTACCTATTGGAAAAGATTTCTACGCGATTGGTAAAATTAATACCGCCAAGGATGCATACCGTCAAACCTATAAAAGGTTGTATACCTTCGCTCAGTTCAATCGGAAAACACCGCTCCATACCCGTGAGTGGAATTTTAAAAGCACTCTGTTAAGCCGTGGAAAATACTCGTGGTATGCTCCGATGTTAGGTGTGTCTGCTGATAATTCATCAGACGATATCTTAGAATTTGTAGAAGGGTTTTTAGGACAATGAGTTTAGATCCAAGAGAGGTCTTTCAAGGAGAGGTCGATCAATTAAATGATAGCATTGCAAAATTAGAACAACTTTTAGTTGATACTAATCAAGCAATTGAAGCCAATAGAATTCTACTTGCTGGGTTAAATGAAAACCTTAGCAACACACCAGAGCAATCTGAATTTGAAGTTGTAGAATAAACAATTTGGTATTGCGGCGGTCCCTTATTTGACTGGTCACGTTCATCACCTCAAGAGTAACCGCATAAAAGCTCTTGGTTAAATGCCCTGTCCCCCTGTTGTAGTGTGTGTTAGGGGGGCGGGGCTACTTTTTAATTATATGTCTCAAAAAATTTTTGCTTTGGACTTTGAGTCCTACTACGACAAGGAGTGTAGCATAAAAACCTACGGTCCTGTTGGGTATTTTGCACACCCACAATTTGATGCTTACATGGTTTCCGTGGTCGGAAATGAGGGCACTAGTTATGTTGGTCACCCCAAAGAATTTAACTGGTCCTTATTAAATGATAACATTGTATTATCCCACAACGCATCTTTCGATGAGACCTTGTTCTTGTATGGTGTTCACAGGGGTTGGTGGGACCAATGCTCACCCTCGGAATGGCACTGCAC